CAATCTTTAATTCAAGACTTACGTATGACTGGTATTCCTATCCAAGACTACCAACCTGATAGAGATAAAGTAGCAAGAACTTATGCTATTACTTCATTGTTTCATAACGGCAGAATTTATGCCCCCTTCTCAAAGGCATGGGCTAAAGAAGTTATGGATGAAGCAAGAACCTTTCCATCAGGGGCACATGATGACTACATGGATACCTTGACTCAAGCTTTATTATGGATTCGTAATGGCGGATACGTTACACACAAAGATGACACGTGGCTTGACAAAGCGGAAGAAAGTATTTATAATAGAAACCGTAGAGCATATTATTAATACGGAGACTTAAAGGAATTAAAATGGCAATCGAAAAAGTTATTACTCCAGATTTGGAAACACCAACAGTTAAAATACCAACTGACGAAGATGTACAATTAGACGAAGCAGGTAACGCAGAAGTAACTCTGCAAGATGATCAAGCTATGGCTGAAGCCGAAGCTATGGGCTTAATGGATGATATGATGATGCCAATGGCAACTGAACATGATGCTAATCTGGTTGAGTTTATGGATGAACAAGACCTTGCAGAATTTGCTGATGATATGTTCGAAGGTTATCAAACTGACAAAGAAGCTCGTGGAGAATATGATGAGATTGCAGAAGATGGTGTTAACTTATTAGGATTATCTTACGATGATTCTAGTCAACCCTTTCCTGGTGCATGTGGATCTACACATCCAGTACTTGCACAATCAGTAGTTAAGTTTCAAGCTAAAGCTTTTAAAGAATTATTTCCAACTGAAGGCCCGGTACGTACTCGTATTATGGGTGTGCAGTCCGATCAGAAATTACAACAAGCCAATCGTGTTAGAGATTTTATGAATTGGCAAACCCAAGTTCAAATGCCAGAGTATGGACCTGAACTTGATCGTTTATTATTTCACGTAGCTTTATATGGCTCGGCATTTAAAAAAACTTATTGGGATGCAACTTCCAACAGACCTCGTACTGAATATGTTAAGGCTCAAGATTTTTATGTAGACTACTATGCATCTAATTTAGAAACTGCAGAACGTTTTACACACAAATATACATTATCAACAAATCAAATTAAAAAATTACAACTTGCTGGATTGTTTGCAAAAGATGTAGACTTTTCAGAAGATGCAGAAATATCAGAGTCAGCTGCAGAAGATGCGGCAAATGAAGCTGTTGGATTAAGCAAGCCTGGCAATAACAATGACAGAGTAGAGATTTTAGAAATGCATGTTGAAGCAGACGTTCCAGGCTTTGAAGATGAGTCTGGTGTAAATCTTCCGTACATTGTATACATGACAGCAGATCAAAAAGTTTTATCTATTAGAAGAAACTGGGATGTTGAAGATCCATTTAAGAAAAAGAAATTATATTTTACACACTATACTATGATACCTGGATTAGGTTTTTATGGTTATGGTTATCTACATTTGATAGGCGGTCTTACTAAGACTGCAACTTCTTCAATGCGCCAGCTTATTGATGCTGGTACATTTGCAAATTTACCAGGTGGATTTAAAGCTCACGGATTACGTGTCTTAGCACCCGATGAGCCAATCGCTCCTGGTGAATGGAGAGAAGTAAATAGTCCGGCTGGTGATCTTGGAAAGTCTCTACAACCTTTGCCATTTAAAGAACCGTCAAGTACATTATTTAACCTAATGCAATATGTAACTAACGCCGCTCGTGAGTTTGCAGATGCCACAGATAATGTGGTAGAATCTGGAAGCAATTATGGACCAGTCGGAACCACTATGGCATTACTAGAACAATCTAGTAAACTATTTGCAGCAGTACATAAACGTATGCACGAAGCTCAAACCAAAGATTTAAGAATTCTTTGCAGACTCGATCAAGAATATTTACCAGAGTCTTATCCTTACGAAGTAGCAGGTGGTGCACAACAAGTATTTAGTCAAGACTTTAATTTAAAAAGTATTGATGTAATACCTGTATCAGATCCTAACATGCCAACTGAGGCACATCGTATTGCTAAGATAAATGCAATTATGTCTATAGCTCAACAGAATCCTGGACAATATAATATGCAATTAATTAGTCAAGAATTATTTTCTGCTATGGGTGTTGAAGATCCTAAGAGATATTTAGCCCAATCACAACCTCCTTTTACTGGAGATCCTATTACTGAAAATATGGCAGCTATGAAAGGGGCACCTTTAAAAGCTTCTATAGAACAAAACCATGATGCACATATTATTGTACATGGTACTATGTTACAAAATCCTGCATACAATGAAAATCAACAAATGAAACAAATCTTGATGTCACACATTCAAGATCACCTTTCACTTAAGTATAGACAAGAAATGGCACAGATGATTCCTGATCCACAAATGCAACAAATGATTATGTCCAATCCACCTCAACAACAACCAGGACAACCCAAACAACCGCCACCAAAATTACCGCCTGAATTAGAAAATCAAATAGCAATGATGGCAGCTAATGCAGCGGATTCAGTATTACAACTTGATGAAGAAAAAGCTAGAATTATGGCAGGTGAAAAGAAAGATCCACAGATTGAATTACAAGAAAAAGATCTTGCTTTACGTGCACAAAAAATGATGAACGATTTAAAAGTGCATGAAGATAAGATGGCATTAGAAGAAGCTCAAACAATAATTAAAGATGAGAATACCGATGAAGATCGTGAACTACGTAAAGAAAAAATTATGATAGATCAAATGAATAAAGAGAGTGAAATGAAACAAGAGTTAGTTGAAAAAGCTATGGACGTTGCTGCACAGACAGGAGCTAGTGCTATAAAAATTAGTGGAGATATCTAATGATTTGGTATTTAACAGTGATGTTAACATATGCTGGACTGGATGAATCCCAATTTACTAAATGGCAAGCTCATATATTCAAAGATGATCAAGAATGTCACAAGTTTGTTTACGATAATAAAGTTTTATTAGTAGATGGTTTACTAGAAAAATTTAGAAACTCAAACGGTAATGAATTAATAAGTTTTGAATTTTATTGTCAAGGCGAAACTTTACAGGAAGTTTGATGAAAGTATCTGAAAATACATCTATAAGTATGCCAGCTAGAAATTTAATTTCTATTATCGCTGCAGTTACTGTAGGTGCCTGGTTTGCTTTTGGTGTTATAGAGAGACTTAACTCTATTGAAACACAACTACAACTTATAGAAAAAGATATAGAAGCTGCAAATGAATTTATTGCAGGTGTGCCAAAAGGTGAGATGGTGTCTCCACAGATACAAGAGCTTTACATGTTGACAGAATTTCTTGCAGGTGATGTAGAAAAGCTAAAAGAAATTATTGAAAACAACGTACCTAATATTGAAAAAAATGATATGACTATTCAATTTCATGAAGATCGTATCATAGACTTGGAAAATAGGAAAAATGGGAATCATTGAAACAGTTATTATACTTAGTTTGTACGTCTATGATGGTGGTAATAAAACCATAGAAGGCTGGTACCACCAGGATAATATCAGTACATGTCTTGCAGCCAAGCGTTTGGCTGAGCGTAACTCCGGTAATCAAGTACAGTATACTTGTAGCTTAGAACAATGTATAATGACAACAGATAAAACAGGTGTTAAACACTGTGATAAAATAATTAAAGATTAATATGATAACAAGGGCACAAACAAGTATGACTACAAAAAGAAAACCAGCAACTAAATCTAAATCAACGGTTAACAAAGCAGGTAACTACACTAAGCCTGGTATGCGTAAAAAAATATTTAATAGAATTAAAGCTCAAGCATCTCACGGTACTGGAGCTGGACAATGGTCTGCTCGTAAAGCACAAGCATTAGCTAAAGCATATAAAAAAGCTGGTGGTGGTTACAAGAGTTAAAGAAAACATGACACTAAAAAAAAGTCAAAAAAGTCTTAAGGATTGGGGCAAACAAAAGTGGCAAACTAAGTCTGGAAAGAAATCTTCCAAGACTGGAGAGCGTTATCTGCCTAAAAAAGCTATTGAATCTTTATCTGCTAAAGAGTATGCAGCAACTACCGCAGCTAAAAGAAAAGGTACTAAAAAAGGTAAACAGTTTGTTAAACAACCAAAAAGCATTGCAAAGAAAACAAGGAGATATAGATGAGTAAAGATTCAAGATTAACTAGAGCAGGAGTATCAGGTTTTAATAAACCTAAACGAACTCCTAGTCATCCAAAAAAGTCACATGTAGTGGTTGCTAAAGAAGGCTCTAAAATAAAAACAATACGATTTGGAGAACAAGGAGCTAGCACTGCAGGTAAACCTAAAGCTGGTGAGTCTGCTAGAATGAAAGCTAAACGTAAGTCTTTTAAAGCTAGGCATGGTCGTAATATATCAAAAGGTAAAATGTCAGCAGCCTATTGGGCTGATAAAGTGAAGTGGTAGGAGAGAACCATGGCATATTTAAATCATAACATCCCGCCGTTTTCGGCATACATTAAAAACGAATATCTTTTTGACCACACTAAGGGGCACGGTGAGCATACATTCTGTGATGTACATTGTGTAGCTTCTTTAGAACGTAGAGCTTTACTATTTGAATGCTTACTGCCTAATGGTGTTAACTGGACTCGTAGACCTATCCATGCTTTTGTGTGGAAAAAAGATGCACCTAAACATGAATTAAACATTCATCAATACTGGGATTGTTTTTCTCCGTATGTTAACGTACAACGCAGAAACAGATTAGCAAATTGTAGAGCTGAGTTAGTAGATTGCAAAGGTGTCAAACGTAAAGGTACTTATATGTTTACTATTGACTGGGCCTGGGAAGATAAAGCTTCTTTCTTAGATACAAATTTCTCAGAAGACCCAGAACACAAATGTGCTCACATGTTTAGAATGGATGAAGGAAACTTTTTTGCATATCCAAACAATAGAATTATATGGTATGATGATGCGTTTATGGAAAAAAGGATTGATGAGAATCCTGGATATTTAATTGATCAAAACTTTTACACAGTGGAGAACACTCGTGAAGATTCATGGACTGATGATTCTTACATGACGCAATTTGAACGTGAAAAGTGAAAATATTCTTTGACCATATTGCGGGCAAATTAACTAATTACGATTTACTTTATTCTTTAATACTTGCTAAGTTTGATTTAGATGAGTATGATTATGCTTTAGATAATGGATGGATTCCTTTGTCTTGGTATCATACTAAACTAGATGGGCAGACTTGGATTAATGCCAGAGGGGCACGATTAGATTTAAATAAGTTTAAGTTTAATAAAAGCAAAAGATATAAATTAAAACGAAAAGACATAACTGTAAAAGTATTTGATGAACTAACTGATGAGTTAGAAGATACTCTAGCTATTATTTATCGAAAATATATAAGACATAAAAACTTTCATGAAACTAATAACGAAGCTGAAAGCGAAGAGTTCTATCGTGATGACCCAATTGATTGGAAATACTTTGTATATTATCAAGATGATAAACCTATAGCTTTTACTGAGCTTATTACATTCAATAAACATTTAGTTACCGGACAGTTTGCTTGGGACTACGAAGATCCTAAACTGGGCATGGGTTCATTTGCCACACTCTATGAAATAAAATGGGCTTTAGATAATGGATATAATAAATACTATCTATCATATGCTTACGAAAATAGTAGCATGTACAAATCTAAGTATGATGGCTTCGAATTCTGGACTGGTAGAGAATGGTTAAGTGATAAAACTATATATAAAAATTTATGCAATAATGATGAACGCATAAAAAACTTTACAGATCTTAATGATTACCAGGAGAAATACTTTCAGATCCTTGACAAAACTAAGCAATAGATTTATAATAGCCAAATAATCTTGGAGAACTTATCATGCAAATAGATGATATAAAAAAATACTTTGTATATATACCTGTAGTTGCAGCTATACTATCCTCACTATACTACGCAATAACAACCTTTAATAGTACTATCCAATCTATTGAAAGAGCTACTAAAGATATTGAATTAATACGTAAAGATCTAAGTTATTGGGATCAAGAAATGACTAGAACCAAAGAAGACTTTACTAGAGAAATGACACGTATGGCTACTGAGTTAGCAGAAGCTTCTGCGTTTGTTGACGCTAGTAGAGATAGCTCATACAAAACTGCAGACACAGTTAGACAAAACTCTTATGATATTAAGGAACTTACTCGACAGCTTAATGGAGGGTGGTAATGAAAGAAATTAAAATTTATGTTATTGGCTTACTACTTATCGCTGGATACCTATTATCGGCAAGCCAATCACAAGCCGCCAATGAGTATCTCAACAATAGTGTTGGTCATTGCAGTACCGGTAGTATTGAGCCTTATTTCGATTATTCTCTAAGAGATAGCGAAAGCCATAATGGTACTTACTTTACCAATAATGATAATGAGGTTACTACTTTCTTTTACCCTAATGGTCCAAATGTATCTGATGAATGGCGTGGTGGTATACGTTTTAGGTTTGATCTAGGTTCTACTTGTAACAAACAATTTAAAAAACATACCAAAGAACTTAATGCTTTACGTATAGAGTTAGAATTATTGAAGCTATGTGGTCGTTACAAAAACCTTGAATTAGGTGAACAATTTGCAACAGTACGTGAGAAATGTAAAGATATACAACCTAAAATACTTGATCCAGACTCACTTGACAATATAGAATAATTTATGTATAATTAAGTAGATCGCCAAATGGGGTCTAAATTTAATTTTGCTTGAAAGGAAATTATTATGATCAAAACACTTAACTTAATGAATTGGGAACCATATAGACCGTTTACGGTTGGTTTCGATTCTTTCTTGGATAAACTCACAGCCATACAAATGGATGCTCCGAGTTACCCACCTTATAATATCAGAAAGATAGATGACTTTAAATATTCAATTGAGTTGGCATTAGCTGGCTTTGATAAAAAAGACATTGATATATCTTATGCTGATAATTCTTTAACCATCAAATCAATTCATGACAGAGTCATTGCAAAAAATAAAGAGAAAGCTAAAGAGCTTACGCATAAAGGTATATCTCAACGTGCTTTTACTCGTAGCTTTTGCCTTGCTGATGATGTGGTTGTAAATGGTGCAGAACTTATTAACGGTATGTTAACCATACAACTAGAAAAGATTGTACCAGAAGAGAAAAAACCCAAGACAATTAAAATAAAATAACTTTAACTTGCCCCCCTTACAGGAGAATATATGAACGCAAGTACATTTAAAGAAAAAATTGATAAAGTTTTAACTGAAGCTATCGAAGTAAACCAACAGCAAATAGTTGGCGGAGCTGCAGAAGACTTTGCCACTTACAGATACTTAGTTGGTGTTGGACAAACATTGGCTGATATGAAAGACCGCTTCCATCAAGAGTATGTGAAGATGATTAAACAAGAAACAGGAGAGTAACATGACAAAAAAGAAAAACGATTTACCAGTTCCAGCAGGTTTTAGGATATTACTTAAGCCTAGAGAACTGCAGGAGAAGACAGCAGGGGGCATTATATTAGTTGACGAAACTAAACATCACCAGAAACTAGCTACCAACATATCACAAGTTGTAGCTATGGGTCCTGATTGTTATGAGGATAAGTCTCAAAAATGGTGCAGTGTAGGAGACTGGGTGCTTACTGGCAAGTATGTTGGCAGTAAACTTAGATACGATGAAGAAGATTATGTAATTATTAATGATGATGAAGTAATCGGACTTGTTCCAGATCCAGATAAAATTTCACTAAAATAAAAATAACCCTTGCATTCTACTACAATATGTTGTAAAATTACAGCATACTAATAAATAGTAGATAGCGTTAAACGTGGGTCGCACCCAAGGAAAGGTCTGATATGATAGA